GCCCACAAGGTGCTACAGGTGCCGCAGGTGCTGCTGGCGATGATGGCAGCCAAGGTCCCCAAGGCAACACTGGAGCCACTGGCCCACAAGGTGCTACAGGTGCCGCAGGTGCTGCTGGCGATGATGGCAGCCAAGGTCCCCAAGGCAACACTGGAGCCACGGGCCCACAAGGTGCCACCGGAGCTGCAGCCTCAGTTCTTCACTCAGTGGTTACATCAATTCCGACAAGTGGCTCCGGCTACCCGGTAGGACATATCTGGTATGTTGTATGACTATTCGAGTTCGCACAAGTTCTGGCCTTGCTGAGGCCAATCAAATTGTGGTCAAGGCAGCAGCGGGCACATTGCGGGCGGTGAATAATATCATCGTCTGGAATGGCTCGTCGCTCAACACTGCGTGGTCCGCTATCTATGACACAAGCCGGGCGACGACGACGGCCTTCACGACTGCATTCAATACAGCATTTGGCACGACGTATCCCACGTCGCGATCTACCACAACAGCCTTCAACACCTCGAGGTCGACTGTTTCGACGTTTGCGACACAGCGCGAAACGACCTCAGCGTTTAACACCGCCCGGACAACTGTATCGACGTTCAACACCTCGATCGACACGGTGACAGCTTTTAACACGGCACGGGATACTGTGAGCACATGGAACACAGCCAGATCGACGACGACAGGTTTCAACACCTCTCGATCTACTGTTTCAACATTCAATACCGCTCACACAACTGTCACGGGTTACAACACACAGCTCGCGACGACGACAACATTTAACACGTCGCAGTCGACTGTGACCGCGTTTAATACAGCGCACGCCACGGGCACATCCAAGGCCACGACGACTGCATTCAACACCACGACCAGCTTCAACACTGCAACTGGAACGGCGCACAGCACGACCACGACGTTTGGAACGAGCCGGGCGACGGGGACAAGCCGCAGCACCACGACAACCTTCGGAACAAGCCGCGCAACCGGAACATCCCGGGCGACGACGACTTCCTACACGACAACGTATGGAACGAGTAAGGCAACCGGAACGTCACGAAACACCATCACGTTCTACACGACTACCTACGGAACTAGCAAGTCGACAGGGACCTCCAAAGCAACGGGGCGAAACACGATCACTTCCTTCAACACCGCAGTCACAACCAGTCGTGCCACATACTGGTCGAGAGCAACCCAAAAGACTACGACAGTCTCATACAACACAACCGTCGCCCATGCCTACGGCGCATATGTTATCGGAGTCCCACAACTTCTACCGATCGGACCCACATGGACTGAAAATTCCTTTGGCTGGAATATTTATTGGGACGTGCCGCAAACCTATGCGACCCTCGTGACATCTGGCAGCCAGCCTGTCGGCAGTCTGACCAAATCGATCGGCGGTTATGACTACAACAGGGGCTCTTTTCGAGGAAATTGGGCTTTTAAAGGTGCTAACACTTCGCACTACAATATCCGAAGAAAGACTTCCGGCACATATTCGAGGTCAACGACGCGCAGCACTACAACTTCAGGAACCACAGGTGGTGGCTATACTACATCATGGGTCACTCAGCGCGGAACTACAAAGAGCACGTTGACAGGGTGGACAACGTATTACAACACCACCACCTACTACAACACGTCGAAAACGACCAACAAGCAGACAGCGACGTCGTTTAACACCACCACCAGCTTTAACACGTCGCATGGCACGTCTAAGGCCACGACAACGTCGTTCAACACCACCACTGGCTTCAACACGGCCAGAGCCACGACAACGTCGTTCAACACGACGACGGGCTTCAATACGTCACGAGCAACGGTGACAGCGTATAACACCAATAAGGTGACCAGCAGGGCCACAGGTACGTCACGAGCAACGACAACAGCGTTCGCCACGACCACGACCTATGGAACCAGCCGGGCAACCAATTCGGTATGGGCAACAAGTCGCAGCACGACCAGCGTTTTTGGAACGTCGCACAACACGTCCACGACCTACGCAACAACCATCAGCACCGCCACTGTGTTTGGAACCGCTAGAGCAACAGACACCACCTTTGCAACGAACCAAACCACGAGCACGGTGTTTGGGACCAGTCATTCGACAAACTCGGTGTTTGCGACAAGCCTCGACACTTCCACAATATTTGGGACCAGCACACTCACAGACACTGTGTTTGATACCACGCTGGACACTTCCACAATATTTGGGACCACCAACGCTACCGCCACGGTATTCGACACCAGCAACACAACCAACCGAACAAGCTCTCAAGGCACCGCTCGCACAACGAGCTCCGTCGTTTATGAGAGGGTTACCGGGACAGCTGTGGACACTGAGGTCGGATCGGCTGGCGCTGACAATGCACGCTACTGGGACGGATCACAATGGACGGAGACATAGCACTGCTAACCACAAAACTCGAGAACACTCTCGAGATAATAATGGACCACTTCCACGATACTGATCAGCGTATTGAGGATCTGGAAAACCAGATTGAGGAGTTAAAAAATGGCACTAAAACCGATGTCGACAAACGAGTCTCTCGGGAATAAAACGACGCACTTTTTTAAAACTGGATCACTGCTACGAAACCCAGACGACGCGCTCGTCGCCGTTCGGGCCCTGCTACCAAAAGAGGGTCCGAACAGCACGCGGGTTGAATATGACCTCTGGTATGACATGGCAGACCCGGACCGTGTCCACGGGTATATGTACACCGACGCGATGGGGAAGTTCGTTTATCTACGGGTAGGCGATGTGTCCCGCACGCACGCAATAATGGAAAAGGCCGCCACAAGTCCGATCAGCGACGAGGGGCGGGCTATTCTTACCGATTTAAAAACCACCTCGACAGACAAATACAAGCTGAGAAAGGCTCGAGCAAAACACGATTTTGTTTTGTTTTTGGCTGGAGCAAACATTCTCAACAAGGCTGTCGACTGGGAAAAGATTGAGGCCTGCGTGATTCAAGGGGCCAAAATAAAATGCCACCCGCTGAGCTCACGAGATCTGGTCGCTCTGCTTCACAAGCGATATGGCCGGGACAATGTCCTCGACAAAAATCTATCGGGCTATGATCTACTGGAAACCGCCAGCCAAATTGGCTGCGCTGAAAATTCTGAGATGGGACTGATTGGGATTGCAAAAGGTAAGACCCTGCACGACATTGGGTGTGGCAACAAGCAGCTCACATACAGCGCGATTTATACCGCTATCTGTAACAGCCCGCACGCTCAACCTGATGCACTGCTGCGGATTTTGTCCACAAAATGGAGCGGACTGATCCCGGCACATACAGCAAACCCGCAGGAATACGTCGACCAATTTTTTGCAGAATATGGAGATCTGGAACATGTTAAACCTAAATCTCCTAATCATTGACACGCCATTCACGGCAATCACTGAGGCCTCAATTAAAAAAAACATGCCGGGCAAGGGCTACACGATCGTCGGCCTGAATGGTGGGATCATACGCACAGCACTGGAGGAGTGTGGCAACGAGCTCACACTGGTTGTGATGGGTGGTGTCATTCTTGAACTGGGACCGGGCGACATCCCGCCGCTGCAAAAGCTCTCAGAGTTTCATATTTGCGCGGCACGTTCTCAGGTCTATTCGGACCACCCGACACTGTCTCGATTTTATAGCTACACCGAGAGCCCCTGCAATCAGGGTCAGGTTGATCTCGGCATTTTCATCATCAATCCAAAGTTGTGGACCACGATCCCGGACAGAGACGCCGGAGCATTGCGCGACAAAAAACTGATGAAGATGCCCCGCTATATGAACCACAAAACCGACACCCTCGTCAGCAATTGTCTCAGTCCCTATGAGGCCCTGAAGTACGGGATGCTCGGTTATATGGCGTCGGCTTTCAATTATCTGGACATTCTGCAAAAAGGCAGCGCCACGACGATTGAGGGCTATGCCTACAGGCTCGACAAGCTCGCAGAATATTCTGACGACCCAGAAATAAAAATCCTGGCACTAAAGCCGAGCATAACCAAACTACGAGAACGGCTATTTATAGCCCAGAGGTATCAAGATGGAAGGCGTGATTTTAACCAAAACTAATGAAATTCCTGCCGACGCTGTGGCAGCCATGATTCCAGCGTGCAAGGTCAAATTAATCGAGCAACTGCAGCTGGTAAGAACACCTGAGCTCGACGCATTCGGACATACAGCAATTGAAAATAAAGACGGAGCCACCAGCGTCGAAAGTTATATCCAAGGGGCGCTCGCGGGTCATTGCTCGGATCACTTCCTGAGTTCGGACGCTGACGGACGCCCTATGGCTTTGATCAGCGGAATTTTGCAGGACGACGGGACATTCATCGCTTTGGTATCGCTTCACAACACCGACGCGCAAGGGTCGACCTCATATGTTTATTCGGATGACTTTTTGGATGAGGCCCTGATCGAGCAATATGTCGCGCTCGGTTGTGACCGCTGGGAATGCCGCACAAATATTGGGACACCCCACCCGGCTTATTTAAGTGATCAGGGTTTCATCGAGGTCACTGGGCCTGATGATAATTATAGAACCTTGCAAGGCCCATTCGGCTGGTAAGGTAACCAACGAAAGGACAAACAATGTCACAAGTACAATTAAACAGGTCGGGTGTCGTCGGACACGTCCCGGCAACCATGCTCTCCGGAGCAATGTTTTACAACTCTGCCGACGCAAGGTTGTACATCGGAGACATTAACAACACTCCGACCCTAGTCAGTGACAATCCTCTCGTGATCGCTGCACAGATCGCAACCCTGCAGCTTGTAAGCCGTGAGACTACAGTCTCACAAACCGCACCCGTGTCCGCTACGCAGGGAGATTTGTGGTTCGACCTGTCAACATCGCAGCTCATGTTCTACACGACACAGTGGACGCAAGCCAACACCGTTGCAGTAGCTACCCAAGGGATCAACGCGGAATACCCAGTGACAACTGATGACTTTTTAAGTCACATAGTCTATTCAACCACGGACGTCGCCGAGCTGAACCAGATGACAATAATGATTGAGGCTGCTACAAATTTCGCTGAGAGATACACCGGGCGAATGTTTATTCTCCGCACCGTAACTCAGTTTTTTGACAGGTTCCCGCCATCCACAAAAAGCACCAAGCTGCCTATTATTTTGAAAGGGGGAATTAGTGGGGGCGTCACGTCTATTGATTATCTGGACAGCCTGTTTGCATCTCACAATCTACCAGCTGACAAATACAGAGTCCTCGAGCGCAATGGCCGGACCCAAATATATCCGGCACTGGGAAAGGAGTGGCCCGTCGATGTCGCCAACGAAGTTGACTCGCTGAGTGCAACCTACACTGTTGGAACACGAGCTCCGCAAGTACCCGGAGCAATCAAAATGGCGATCCTGCTCATTTCTGCCAGTCTCTGGGAGAACCGCGAAAATGAGATCGTCGGGAATAATATCAAGGCCCTGAAACCAGTGATCGCTGCAAAGGATCTCCTCCATCCATACAAGTTGAGGTGATGCCATGCGTGCTGGAAAATTAAACAACAAGGCTCAAATATTCATCCCCGCCACAGCGCAAAACTCATTCGGAGAAGTTGAGAGCACATTCGTGTCACTAGGTGTGTTTGCCTGCAGCGCCACGACTAAACCGCGCAGAGAGAGCACCACTGACGAGTCCTCAGTCTCAAAGACAGAATTCGACCTTCGGTTCAGATATTACGCGGCGCTGGCCATTCTCCCCCGGTCCGCTTATATCGTCCTCAATGGTCTCACACTCGAGATCAACTCTGTGGCTAATGTCCAATTAAACAACCGCGAGATCCAGATGATCTGCGAGGAGCGATCATGATTGATATTGACCTCCGGACTCATCTCCTCGCCGATACAGCCATTAGCTCAACTGTCGCGGGTGTTTACGCCCTCCGGCTACCGCAGGACACAACCAGCAGCGCGATCGTTTATGAGATCGGTGCCGGACACAGTGCTCCTCAAATTGGGTCGATGGAAACAGTCATCAGACACACGGTGACGCTGTTCGCGTATAGCCCCAGCTATCAGACGCTGAGGGTTCTATCCGAGAACATCACCAATCTTTTAAACGGCATGACGGGACCAATGGGGTCCACCAGTGTCACCGGGTCTCAAATCGACTCGTCGATCAACACATATGAAGAAGAGCTTCAGCTCTATCGAAATATAATTAATTTAACTATTTATACCAACTAAGGGTCAAACCATGAGCAATATCGCATCTCCTTT